GCATTGCCTGATGTAACGTAATAGTCCACAAACTTCTGCTGCCGCATGTTCAGTGGCTTTATTGTTTCGGCTTCCTGTGTGTCTGTCTCTATGTTCATCTGTATGTTCCCCTATAGGAGAAGTCGGTATTAGGGTGAGGTTTGGTTTTTCCCGCCCTATAAAAATTTAGCCAATACGGTGATGGTTGCGGCGAATACGATCCATGCCGCACGCTCTGCAACCATTCCCTTGCCGGCTGACTTAGCGATGCTGGTCTCAACCTGCCTGATATTGCCCTCCAGCTGATTGATTCGGTATTCGTGCCGATCCAGTCGCTTGTGGCTGCTCACCAGCCGCTCATCGATCCGCGCCAGAATGGCTACCGTTTCAGACAGCTGGTCAATCTTCTGCTCAATTCGATCAAATCTTTTTTCAATATCCAATTGCATACCGCCGCGCCGCTGTCTGAGAGGGTTCAACCTCGTTTATGGGTACACAAATTATACCTCAATAACAAAATAAATGAATTATTTTCGTCTCAGGGTGTTGACAACCAATTTCCTAGAGATTACAGTGCGAACCAAGTCAGGGCAATTTGCCCCGACGGTAGACCGACCCAGAGGCTCTGGGGGCGCTCGGAGAATCCAAGGATGGTTTCAAGGGGTGAAGCGGCAAGACCCACTAAGTGTCTGCATCTACCTGATGCACTGATGAGATCAACCGAGATCGAAACACTTAAGCCTGAGGAGGCAACCATGACTAAGAAATACGAAGAGCTATTCCAAGACGTAACCGACCGAATCATTGAGAACCTTGAGAGTGCCACCGACTGGCGCAAACCTTGGAAGTCTATCTGTGACGGTTCAGTACCTCACAACGCCAGTACAGGCAAACCATACAACGGCATCAACTGGCTCAACCTTGGGCTGAAGTCTGCCAAATGGGGCAGCAATGGCTGGATGACCTACAAGCAGGCAACTGCACTAGGCGGCAAGGTGCCATCAGCTAAAGACGAGAACGGCGGCTGTGAGTATGTCTGGTTTATGGCTCGCAGCAGCTACAAGGACAAGGCAACCGGTGACGACAAGGTCGGCTTCATCAACAAATGCTTTGCAGTCTGGAACGTGGCACAGATCGAAGGGCTGGAGGGTATCAAGACCTACACCCCACCAGCTGCTGGATCAGGTGCCGCTAACGTACTGGCTGAGTCTCTAGGTATCAATCTCCAGTACGGCGGTGACAGTGCCTGTTTCATCCCTTCAGCTGACGTGATCAAGATGCCTTCGGTTGATGCCTTTAAGGATGAGGCAAACCATGACGCGACACTACTGCACGAGATGGTCCACTGGACCGGTCACACCAGCAGACTCAAGCGAAACATTAAGAACAGCTTTGGCTCTGAGGGTTATGCATTCGAGGAGCTGGTCGCAGAGCTGGGTTCGGCAATGGGTGGCGCTCTGTTGGGTATCCCTTACGAGGGATTGCAGCACGAGTCATACATCAAGAGCTGGCTCAAGTCTCTCAGGTCTGACCCTAAGCATATCGTTAAGGCAGCCAAGCAAGCCTCTCAAGCTATTCACTACCTAGACGAGAACGGTAGTACTTCCCTACTAGAGAAGGCGGCATAGGGGTGTGGGGTTTATTTTCCCCGCCCCGAAAAATTCTAGCTGATGAGAACCGGACGGTAACCGGTCGAAACGCCCCACGGGCGTCCTAGATAACCAAGCCTGAGGAGGCAACCATGACTATCCAAGTACTAGTAAAAAATAACTACGGGACGCAAGTCGTCTACCCAGCGTGTGAGATTGGCGAGACCTTCGCCGCTATCGCCGGAACCAAGACCCTGACAGATGAGACCCGAGCCCTGATGAAGCGGCTGGGCTACCAGTTCGAAGCCAAAGTAGAGGTGAAGCTATGAGCCGCTCCGAGAAGCTATTTCTTGCCATATCTGTCGGTCTGGTTGTACCCATGACCTTTGTCCTCTCGATGATAATTTTCTCACTGAAATCAGGGGTTCCACTATGAATTTAGAAATACTTCAAGAAATCCAAGAGTGCAGCCGCTGGATGTTTAGTGACTGGGAGGGCGGTATCGGCAGCTCTGACTGTCACGCCCCAATCAGAGGCGTCCTGTTCGTCCACGGGATCGAGTGGAACGAGATTGGCGAGACTTGGCAGGAGTTCTGCCGAACCGCAGTCAGTAATGGCATAGCAGCCGCAACCGAGTAAGCACTGAGAGCGCCTTCCCTGAGGGCGTTCGACTGTATTTATTCAACCAAACTGCCGAGGAGGCAACCATGACAACTGAAATAATCGACTGCACCCCCACTTGGGAAGCTACCGCGCATATGCTGCTGGCTATCCTGCAATCCAACCCGTCCAGCGTTGAGGCTCGAGAAGAGCTGCTCCGCATGGGCAAGATCATTGACCAGCAGATGGTCAGAATCTCGGAGCTAAGGGAGGCGCACAGTGTCTAGTGACCTTGAGAAGCTGCGGAAGCAGCTGATCCTTTTTATCCTCAAGCAGCGCAACCGCCAGAGAATAGCCAGCCTGTCTGGCTTGCATATCAACACGGTCAGCGACGTGGTCAACGGCAACCGAAACGCCAGATTCTCTACCTTGGTGGCTCTCGAGACTGCCTGCAACCACATCAAAGCCAACAAAAGCTCATTTCCAACTGACGAGACCGATTAGTTATCGGTCGAAACCCAGCGTCCACCTGACGATAAACAGCTGTGCGGGAATGACACCCAGAATCTACACGGGTGCCCCACAGCTACTGGGTCTTGGAAAACTAACGACCGAGGAGGTCATCGTGAAGTACTACATTGCCACAATCCGAAACGGCGTGATCCCTGCCGACCGCATGGGAACTCAGCTCTACCACATAAAAAACCGTCTGGGTGACTACAAGGCGCCGCTACTTGATGGTTGCGAGTTTATCGTCTATCGAGGCTTCAAGAACCTGCAACTCGAGAAGCCTTACGCATTTTACAGGTCCAAGGACGGCAAGCTAAAGCGCGACAAGTACCGCACCTCTATTACCCTGATCCGTGAGATGTTTAAGGAGGTGGCGTGATGCCTTTTACTTTTGAGAGGGGTGGTGACATTTATCAATCTTCACCCCATGCCACCGACAGCGAGGGCAAGTACTATCGGATGGACTTCGATACTGCCACCGAAATAATGGACACACTGGTTAACTTTTGCTGCCAAATTGAGAGCCAGATCGACCAATACACCAAGTCAGAGATTCAAGCCGCATGGGAACTGATTTACACCGACCTAGTGGAGGATTACTGATGAATAAATGGAAGTGTGGAAGCTGCCCGTTTTTTGGAGACTATGACGAGCTGCGTATCTCAAAAGAAATAGACCGCGAACCCTATGGCGACCAGATGGTTGACAGGGTCAGCGTCTACTACCACTGCCCCGAATGTGACAGCGACGAGGTTACAGAATACGCGGAGGTGAACTGGTGAGACATTATCTCTTGGCGGCTCAACTCACCCTACTGTGCAGCTTTATAGCGATTGTGTCTTATCTGCACATCTACGCTGTACATAATTAGTAATTTTTGAACCCATTTGTGTACTTAGAAGTTTCCCCCAACTTGTGCTGGGCTTCAGCACCGATTCGACGCTATGGACGGCGTCTCTTTTTTGTCAGTTTCTGCGACGCAATCTGCGGGTAGCGTGGCATGAACTAACCAAAGAGAGGAAGACCTATGTTCTTATTTGAACAGAAACTAAACCAAGCTGGCATTGCTGACACCCGAACCGAGCATATAGCCAAAGCCCTAAGCGATCTGCACTCAGCCATATCATCCTGCGATATACCCACGCGCAGAGTGTTTGCCGAGATGCACCCTTACGCCGTTCGCGCAGCAGTCGAGTACGCCAAGGTCGAAGACCTGAACACCGATCTCTGGGGCGTAACCCACAACCATGAGTGGCTGGCTGACTACATGGAGTACGAAACTGAATGCCGGATCAGACCCCTGACCGACAACGTCGTTGATATGGGAGAATACCGATGATTTATCTAGAGTGGTTTATCTCTATTGTCGCTCTTACAATATTTGCCGCAGCATTTGGCGGCGCCATTCTCCACGTAAAAGATAGACAGGAAGCCTATGAAAAGCGAAGAAAACAGAACGGAAGCAAACGAAGAGCTGATTGAGATAATGAAAAAGCATAACCTGACTATAAGACAGGTCGCTGACCTGATTGAGGTTAGCCCCGAGTCAGTGAAGAACTGGCTAAGGCAGCATCGGTCGTCACCTATGCCTAAGGTTGCCCTGCTAGCACTGCGTTTGAGTATCGAATTAAAACGCATTTAGGAATAAGAAAGACCCACTTTGGATGCCGGTCTGTAGTACCAGTAAAGCAGACCGGCTCCAACCCTTCACTCAGGATGCATTCAAGTATCCCCTGCCTGCTAAACCAATACTCCCCATTGCCTGTATCAATCACCCAGTAGTCTGCAATAGAAACACTAAATGCCGATGGCTTGTTGTGGTAGTACTCAATCACAATGTTGCCGGTCTTCTGGCTCATCGGATCGTATTTAACCTCAACAGTTTTACCCAGCTCAGGAATCTCTATGTCCCACTGAGGGTGCAGCCCCTCTGATCGCTTAGCGTTTGGGAAGATGGCACGCAGCCGTCGAAGCAGATCATCCTCAACAGCAACGCCCCTCTTTAGATCATCCTGAAATCCCATTGCGCTCCTTCTGCCACAACGTCTTAACGCCATGCTCTACCAGCTGCCTAGTGTGGCTGGGTGTTGCGTCATGCGGAATGCTTTCTATCGCTGCCCTTCTCTCATCCTTGCTTGGCAGGTCGAGAATATTGCTTGGCAGGTAGTAGACCAGTGTTGCCCTTGCCAGATCATGAAACTCTGGGGTTAGGTTATCCTCTATGTATTTAAGGCACTGGGGGTAGTAAGTTTTTTTCGCCGCAAATTTAATTTTAGCGTTGAAGTCTGCTGGCTTCATCGGGAACCTCCAATAACTCTCGCATCAGCAAGATGCCTGTCTCCCAATCAACCGTGACTGTCTCAACAGTTTTGAACGAGTATTCCTTGAATGTCCGTAACGGAAATACCATGCGTATGGGCTGGCGGTCGTACTTATAGATGAGCACTGGTATGTAATCATCTCCCGCCGATGTCTTAGCCTGCTCCCACCACTCAGGCTTGTACCAGTGCCCGCTGGCGTATCGCTTGGCTTCAATCATGAGGTTGTGAAACTCAATGTCAGCCTTGCCGCAGGTCTGGTACTGGTCGAGGTTACGCTTTAGGTGTGACGCGCAATCACCGAACTCATCATGAAATTTCTTGATAAGCTCCCGCTCAAACGCGTGACCCTTAGCTCGCCCGTTGATCAACTCTCAGCCTCGATCAGCCATTGCAAATAAACCTTGGCTTTCTCCAGACTCTGTACCTTCCCGTTTGGATGAACTTCGTAGCGCCAGACGTACTTCTGGACATTGCCCTTTAGATAGCCCTTCCATTGATCACTGTCCATTGAACTTTTGATTGCATCGATACACTCGATGGCTTCCTCACTCTTTTTGTAGTGCTTAGGCTTGTTAACTGCGTCCCACTGCGCGGGGGTTGCCATATTGATGCTCATTTTCTCTTACTCCTTACACAATATTTACAGGGCTTGGTCCAATCTGTCGTCGCCAAGCAATCGCACAGGCGCATAAGCGTCGGCTTCACTGGCTCAGGGTCAAAGTGGTAGTGCCCCTTGGGTTGTCGCTGCCTCTTGGGAGTCAGCTGTAGCTTGTCAAACTCCGTTAATTTCATTGATCCTCCCTTGCGTCCACTCCAGCAGCTCTAGCTGGGTGCCGTATCTGCTCTCAAACTTTCTCTTAAAGGGGTGACGGCTGGTGTAGCTGGCATTGTCTTCACCCCCTCGGTGATGGTTGTAACAAAGGGGTATCGACTTAAGGTGCGCCCCCTCTTTGGTCTTACCGTCGATGTGATGCACCTCAGCTGGCGTAAACACGTTGAACTGACGATGGCAGACACAGCAGCCGAGCTGGGTAATGTCATCCATCCACTTCTTATCAGCCGCATTCGCGCCGCGCCCCTTCATGTTCCGTAAACTCTCCGCTCTGCACGCTCACTGGCGAGCATGGATTGCCAGACCTTGAACTCAACCTCGGCAGCAAGCATCTCTGACTTAGCCGCTGCCAGCATGCCTTTAGCCCTGCCCCGAGATAACCGCGCCTCGTACACGTTACCGTCTTCATCCGAAGCTCTGAGTTGAGCGGCATTGGTCTTGGCGCCCTGCGCCTCAGCCATCACCATGGACTGCGCCACTATTCTCTTTTCATCTGCATCAGCCTTGGACAGCTCGTACTCTGCCTTGCCCACTGCAATGCCAGCCTCTCGTATTTTTTGTGCAAACTTTTCCTGATCCATCTATGCATCCTTTGAATAATTGATATAAAACCTTGGCTTGCCGTTCTTTCTGTCGCGGTACTGACAGCACCGGCTATCGAACTCAAAACCAACCTTGCCTTCGTACATACCGTTTCGATTCTTAAGAACCTCTAGATACATATCCCACTGCTTGGTGTACATCTCGTCCGGCTCTTCGCCCAGCATCTCTGCCTGCTCTATCTGCTCGGCTTTCTTCTTGTTCTTCCATACACTGATAAAGCCATCTGCCAAGTCAGTGATAGAGCCCGAGCCCTTAACGTCGTACTTGTTGGGTGCTGCATACTCTGACTCGCCCTTTCGGACGTGGGTCACGATGAAGATGGTGACGGGGAATGACAGCTTGAAGTTGACCAGCTTCTCAATGAAGCGCTGCTGCCCTTCGTAATCATCCTGCCTGACCATATTGGTCAAGCTATCGACCACAAAGACATTGATGCCGTAACGTCGATATGCGTATTCAAAGCAGGACATTAGGTCTTCAGGCTTGGGGGTCAGCTTGTCAACGAACAGCCACAGGTTGGGGCACATCCACTCAAGCAGTTTCTTTCGGTATGGCTGGGGTGGCTGCTCTGATCCAGCAGCCTGCCTAACCATTCGCCCCATGGTTGCCTTGGGCGTCATCTCCATCGATGCAATCAGCACCTTTTGATCCTGCTCTACAGCATTGAGTGACAGCTGGTTGAGCCACATGCTTTTACCGTGACCGTTGATACCGCAAACACCCCACAACTCATTGGGTCTGAACTTGATATCCTCTTCGTCCAGCTTCGCCCAGCCAGAACCAAAGCCCTGCGTGTCGTCCATCTTGTTCTCAAAGAAGTCATCGATGTCCGCTTCAAAGTCCAATACAGAGCGCAAAGTCTCTGGGTCTTTCCAGCGTGCCTCTTGATAGGCGCACTCCAGCATCCAGCGTGCCTGCTCGTAGCCTTCCTTTTGCAGCAGCTCATTGATGTCTTTGGTTGGCAGGTTCACCCTGTAGCATCGGTCACCAAGCCTCGACATAATTTCTGCGGCGGCAAGCTCCCCCTGCTCGTCCATGTCAGTAGCAATCAATATCTCTTCAAAGCGTGCGAGGTTCTCGTATTCATGGGCGATCCACTTGGTCTGCTTGGCGCCCTTACCCCCGCCCATTGGCACCGATAAGGCTGGGAACCCTAACTCACCACAAGCGATGGCATCCCACTCGCCCTCAGTAATCCAGACCTTTCGTGCATCGTCGGGCATGGCTTGCCAGCCGAACAGGATTGGCTTGAGGTCTTTCTGGGTAGAAGGGTTACCGTCATGGTTGATCGGTTTGGTCTTAAGGAATGTCTCTTTTCCCTCAGTGTTGAAGAAGGGAAACACAACGTCTTGACCACCCCGTGCATCGGTCTCGTATATCTTCCAGCGAAAGCACACCTCTCCCACATCCCTGAACCCTCGCTTCTCCATATACCCGTGGAGGTGAACGCTCTCATTGCGAACTGGGGGTTGAGGTTTGGTGTAGTTCTTTTTTTCCGCCGGAGCAACTTTTTTGGATGGGGTGTTGTCTCGGATGCCGTAGCGCTTCTTCGCCCAATCCATTGCATTGACTAGGGTAAGACCTTGGCTATACATAATAAGGTCTAGCAGGTCGCCTCCCTCGCCTGTA